CGAAAGAAATGGGGGGAGGTTCTGGACTCAAATACGCAGCAAGTACGATCATTTATCTCAGCAAAAAGAAAGAAAAGGATGGAACGGAAGTGGTCGGAAATATTATCAAGGCTAAGACTGCTAAATCGCGTCTGAGTAAAGAAAATAAAGATGTTGAAGTTCGTTTGTTTTATGATGAGCGTGGTCTTGATCGTTACTATGGTCTTCTTGAACTCGGTGAGATTGGTGGACTTTGGAAGAATGTAGCAGGTCGTTATGAGATTGATGGTAAGAAACTTTATGCTAAGCAGATTTTAAAGGATCCTGAAGAGTACTTCACTCCAGAAGTAATGGAAAAACTCGATGAGATTGCAAAACAAGAATTTAGTTATGGATCTTAAGTCTCTTCCTATATTCCCGATTCCAATTGCTGTTGCAAATTTCGGACAAAAAAACCACGAGTTAAATATACAACTTGTGGAGGATGCTTTACTGGAAAGACAAAAAGATCCTGAAGGTGAAGATCATAGCAACATGGGTGGATGGCATAGTAAGGTAAATTTAGAAACCAAATATGATAGTTACAAAGAACTATCCAAAATTCTTACCGAACACGGAAATCAATATTGTAAACTTCATGGATATAAGTCGGGAATAGTTTGTTCTGATTTATGGGTTAATATTAATCAGTCTGGAGATTTAAACTTTTTACATCATCATGGTACAACCGCTCTTGCGGGAGTATACTATCCAATAGAGTCTATTATGGATGGTAATTGGAATTTTAATTATACCAATCAAAATCCAATCAAAGCTGGAACTTGGAATAATCAAGATGGAGGATCTTTGGTTTTTCAGGATCCCGCTTATGGTAAGAAAGTTCATCTCTTGACAGATAAACCATCAGCATTTAATATTGATTTTTACCATGTCTATCCAACAGCATCGGTATTGATTTTATTTCCAACATATCTTCTTCACATGGTTCTTCCATTTAAAGAAGATAAAACACGATTGAGTATTTCATTTGCATTCAGATATGGATAAGGTTGAGTTTTTGATTCTTAGGAATCTGCTTCATAATGAAGACTATGTTCGTAAAGTAATACCATTTATTAAATCTGAGTACTTTGAAGATACCAATCAAAAAATTGTCTTTGAAGAAATTCTTTCTTTCATTCAAGAATACAATCAACCAGCAACAAAAGAAGTTCTTTGTATTGAAGTAGAGAAACGTAAAGATATTAACGATACTTCCTTTAAAGAAATTGTTCATCTCATTCAAAATCTTGATGATGTTCCTATTGAACTTGACTGGTTGATTGATACTACTGAAAAGTGGTGTCGTGATAGGGCAATCTACATCGCACTTATGGAGTCTATCCATATTGCAGATGGTAAAGATGAGAAGAAAAATCGTGACAGTATTCCTAGCATTCTTTCAGATGCTTTGTCAGTATCTTTTGATACACACATTGGACACGATTATCTGTTAGACTACGAGCAACGTTATGAGTCCTATCACAGAAAGGAGGAGAAAATTGAATTCGACCTTGAGTACTTTAACAAGATCACAAAAGGTGGTCTACCTAATAAGACTCTCAATATCGCTCTGGCTGGTACGGGTGTCGGAAAGAGTCTCTTTATGTGCCATGTGGCTTCTTCCGTCTTATTGCAAGGCAGGAACGTTCTCTACATCACTCTTGAGATGGCGGAAGAGCGAATTGCTGAAAGAATTGACGCAAACCTCCTGAATGTTCCTATTCAGGACATTGGAGATCTTCCAAAGCAAATGTTTGAAAGTAAGGTGACTAACCTTGCTAAGAAGACTCAAGGAACTCTGATCATCAAAGAGTATCCCACTGCTTCTGCTCACTCAGGACACTTCAAGTCTCTTCTGAACGAACTTGCTCTGAAGAAGTCTTTCCATCCAGATATCATCTTTATTGATTATCTGAACATTTGTGCATCTTCTAGGTACAAAGGAAACCTTTCTGTGAACTCTTATTCTTATATTAAGGCAATTGCAGAAGAACTTCGTGGTCTTGCAGTTGAATTCAATGTTCCTATCGTAAGTGCTACTCAGACAACTCGTTCTGGATATGGTTCTTCTGATGTGGAACTCACCGATACTTCAGAATCTTTCGGTCTTCCTGCAACTGCTGACTTGATGTTTGCTTTGATTTCTACTGAAGAACTGGAAGAACTCGGACAGATTCTTGTGAAGCAACTTAAGAATCGATACAACGATCCTACGATTCATAAACGTTTTGTGATTGGTATTGATAGGGCTAAGATGAGACTTTATGATTGTGAACAGTCTGCTCAGAATGATATCCTTGACAATAAGCAAGAAGAGGAGTATGATTTTGAAGAAAGAAAACCAAAGAAATCATTTGATGGATTTAAATTCTGATGGGATTAAAACTTAGAGAAAAATCGGAGATTCAAGTAAGAGATACCTCCGGTGTTTATTACGTTGTCTTCAATGAGGATGGTGATGTTAAATGTCATTGTGGAGAAGAACAAGATGCCCAAATGATGGTGAAAATGAATCCAGGAGCTCATTATAGAATTGACCATTATCCAGATCCCCCTAAAGTTGTGAACGTAACATCTCAAGAGATGGAACCTGATAAACAACTCAATCCCCAAAATATTTTACCTGATAGACAAGAAGAACCGTTAAAACTATGACTATTGACCTTAATAAGTACGTTGAGTTCGTTGATACTACAACTTCCAAACCTAGTAAAGAATTCTCTGAGTTTGCCGATCGACTGAATGATCTTAAGATCCAAGGATTCCCTACTGAGAGACTGCTTACTGCTGCTGTAGGAATGTCTGCTGAATCAGGTGAGTTTACTGAGATTGTAAAGAAGATCGTTTTCCAAGGCAAACCAGTTAATCAAGAGAATCTATTTCACCTGAAGCGTGAACTTGGAGATATTATGTGGTATGTTTCTCAAGCTTGTCTTGGACTTGATATTTCTCTTGAAGAAGTCATTCAAATGAACTTTGAGAAATTGAGTGCTCGTTATCCTGAAGGTGCATTTAGTATTGAACGTTCTGAAAATCGTGTGGAGGGAGACCTGTGAGTAAAGTAACACTTAAACTGGATACTCGTACAGCAGCTGCTGTTCGTCAAGTATTGTTTGATTCTCAAAAAGGATATACTTATGATGAAGTAAGTGTTCCCCCTCGTGTAACTGATATTCGTAAAGTTATTCAACAACTTGATGATAATCTTGAGTCTATTATTAGTGAGTGACCCTTCGGGAGTTTTTTTTATAAATAACTAAAAAGTATTTGTAGAAAAATGAATTCAAAGGAATACTGGGGACTAGCAGAAGCATATGCTGAGGTTTATGCTTCAGAAGAAACTGAACAGTTGGATGAAATTATCCGACCCACCACAGGGCAATTGACCGCTCCAAAAGCAGCTCCAAGAACACCTCAGCCATATAGACCTGGTGGTGGGAGACAATCTTATAATCAGAGAAGATCTGGAACAGGTCAGATGCCACCCCCAGCGACTCCTCGTACATCATCAACACCAAAACCAGCTCCTACTCCAGCAGCTAAACCTGCACCCAGTCCAACTGCAAAACCAGCTCCTACTCCAACTGCAAAACCAGCTCCTACTCCAGCAGCTAAACCTGCAGCATCTACACCAAAAGCATCTCCTGCACCAACTACATCATCTGCATCAACGGCCGCGGCTGCTCCAAAGAGAACTTTTAATCCTTTGATGCAGAAGACCTTTGGTTATCAAACTGGATATGCTCCAGATCAAGTTAAAAAAGATCCTAAGAAAATGGCTCAAATGGGATCTTTGAGAAGTGTTACTTCTGGATTCGATATGTTTGATCTTGTTAAAGGACACCTTCTTGATGAAGGATATGCTGATACTGAAGAGGCAGCAATCGCAATCATGGCAAACATGAGTGAAGAGTGGAGACAGAGTATTATTTCTGAGGCTCCTGGAGAGTGGTTTGGTGGATTGAGAGATAAGGCTCGTGCAAGCAGAGCAGCACAGATGCAGTCAGCAAAACCAACTCCAAAACCAGGACCAAATGTATCTTCACCATTTGCTAAACCAGCAAGTAGAACTGATAGTGGTAGATTGACACCTTATGGTGCTGGTGGTGGAGCAGCAGCAGAAAGATCAGGTCAAACCCGTGCTCAGATTATCAAGCAAGGTGCAAAGAATCTTGAAACCAAAAATAAATCAAATCCAGGTCCAAACTTTGGTCGTTGATAAATAACCACGGAAGGTTGCTTTAACCCTCTTGACTTCTTGTTAAGAGGGTTTTATAATGCTTCTACTTGGGGATATAGCTCAGTTGGTAGTAGCACTTGCTTTGCAAGCAAGATGTCATCGGTTCGAGTCCGATTATCTCCATATAATAAATAAAGTATATCAAATCTGAACTATGAAGAGCGTATATACTTTTCTTAAAGAATATAAACAACTCCGAGAAAGTGAAACCTCTGAGAGAGCTAAAGAGTTGGGTTATGAGTGGGTGCGCCGTAATGTTTATATGGATCCCAAGAGTGGGAAGAGATATAGAGGAGATGGGCTTAAGTTTGAAGAAATACCTGACGAACAACCTGCAGAAAGAAAACCAGGACAACAGGCACCACAAAAAACTTTAGATAAGTTTAAACAGGATGCTCAAGAAAGACCTGCAGTAGTCCCTCAAACTCCACAACCTTCAGCTTTCCCTGCAAATCCAGCTGATGATGGTCAAGAAGCTGAGATGAGAGCTGTTGCTGCTTCTCGAGGAATGTGGCCTCATTATACTAACGCTCGCAAAGATTATCATATTAATAGAGAGCTTCAACAAATACAGGCAGATAGAGAAGCTGCTCAGGCAGAATTAGAGGCTCAACAACAAGCAGAACCTGAAGTTCCTCAAGAACCTCAAGTGACAGAACCACCTCCAAAGGCTCCTGAAGAGTTTAGAACTGTTGATGATGTTGTTGATCAGCAACAAGAAGAAGAAATTAAAGAAATTGAAAAGATTGGTGGAGAGTATGATATAAGTGACGAGATGGAAGATTTTGATAAAGAATTTGCTGAGTATGAAAAAGATATTCTTGGCAATATTGAACAATTAAAAGAGATTAGCGAGAGAAAGGCTAAGTCTTTAGAAAAACAATATGGAGCATTTAAGGAAAGTCTTTCCAAGATACCAGATAAAGCTGTTAAATCTTCTTTCTTAAAATCAGTAGCTAACGCCAAAACCTTTGAAGGAAGAGTTAATGCTGGTGCAGGAAAAAATAATCTTGGATATGCTGATATTCAAAACTTAGTCGCAAATCGTGATCGATTAATTAATGGATATGGTGATGGATCTCCTCAACAGATTGAAAAATTTGTTCGTTCTGTAAGATCTAATGAAGTATCCGATGAATTTGTAGATGCATCGTTTGAAATTTTACCAGAAGCTTTCAAAAAATCTTTAAGTGGAAAGGGTCAAGTGACCAATGATAAGTATGTTTCTGATGACAAACCACATAAAGATATACATTTCTTAGGATATAATGAAGATGGCACTGTAAAAAGAGGACCAGCTAGTAATAAAGATCGAGCAAAATTGATGTGGAGAATTTATCTAGAGCAAGGAGGTCGTGATGCGTACACTGGTCTCCCTCTTGATATTCAATCAATGGATCTGGAGCATGTTCGTGGATTTACCAATAAAGATGGTGGAAAACCAGGTAAAAAAGAATTTGAAGAAAGAGAAAATGATAAAAACTTTACTCTGATTAACTCAAACATTAATCAGAAAAAAGTAGACTTATCAATGAAAGACTTCTTTGAAAGAGAAGTTGATCCAAATGCGAATAAGTCAGAGGAAGAATTTGGTGGTATTGAAAAATTATTTGAAAAGGCAAACGAAATTGGATCAGTTGGAGATCAACTTGTTAAGACTCTTCGTGGTAAAGGTGGTAAAGGTCTGAGTGATGAACTTACTAGAGATATTTTGATTGAACATTTTAATCAGGATGATACTAGATACACTGATCTCAGAAATGAGTTCCGTAAGGCTGCTAGTGATGATGCAAGTAAGAAAAAATCTGCTGGATTGAAATCAAAACTTGGAAAACAATTGTTGAAATCAATTGGACTTACTCGTGGAATTACTGATCCTTCTGGAAGGAGAACGGTATCCCTTCAGGAAAATGTATATCGTGGATTCCTTCAATCAATGGCAAATGCAAAACCAGCAGATCGTCAGAGATATATGGACGGATGGGCTGAGGCAATCAAGGCAGGTAATGAAGAAAGAAGTCCAAAAGCTGTAAATAGAAAACTTGTGGAACTTGGTCTTATTGATGAAGATATTTTGAATGATAGAAAGGCTGGAAGAGTTTTTAAAGAAGATTGTGAGTATGATAATGTAGACTGTGTGAGATTTATTACGAAATACAATAAAAACAATAAGTTTTTCTGATTTGACACCACCCTCTGATGGTGGTATGATTACTCTGTGAAGGTTATGACTATGAAAGAACGCCGTAAGTATCCTACTGTCCTCCGTTATCCTGGTGGTAAGTCTCGCATCATTTATTATCTGTTCCGTAAGAACATGATTCCCCAGAATATCAAGGAGTACCGTGAAGGGTTCCTTGGTGGTGGTTCTTGTGCTCTTGCATTTTCTGTCATGTATCCAGATATTCCAGTTTGGGTAAATGATCTTTACTACAATCTTTATTGTTTCTGGACTCAACTTCAAACTAACTCAGATTCTCTTGTGAATCGTCTTTTGGAATTGAAGGACAAAGCTTGCGAAGCTGAAGATGTGAATCAATTGGAAGAGAAACATCGTCAATTGTATTCTGATATGAGGGATCTGATTGATACTTCCACTGATCCCTTTGATATTGCAACTTCTTTCTACATTCTGAATCGTTCTAGTTTTGGTGGATTTACCGAACAGAATAAGAATGCTTTCATTCGTGACTCTTACAAGAACACTATTTTCTCTCAGAGTAAGATCAAGAAACTTTCTGATATCAGTACTATCATTCAACCTTGGAGGATTACTAATCAGGACTATCGTGATCTGATGACTGCTCCTGGTGAAGATGTATTTGTGTTTCTTGATCCACCATATCTGATCAAAGATATGTTGTATGGTAAGAACAAAGAGATGCACACTGGATTCTCTCATGAGGATTTTGTTCAGTCATGTAAGGATACTCCTCATAATTGGATGATCACTTACAATGAACATGAATGGTTGAGAGAACAGTTTGCAGATTATCATATGGAAAACTTTGAGTTCCGTTATAGTCTTGCTCATCGTTCTGAGAATAAAAACAAGAAAGAAGAACTTTTAATTATGAACTATGTTCTTCCTCGTGACGTTTCTGAAACTAATCCTCTTGAAGATCTTTTGTATGCATAAAGACAACTTTATAAATACTTTTATGGAAAATTAGAAGTAATGAAAAGTTTCTTTAAATTCCTTTCAGAGGCAAGAAAGACTACCGCTTCAGAGAGAGCGCATAAACTTGGCCTGGAAGGAGATGGTAAGGGTAATTGGGTTGATAAATCGGGCAAGATTGTAGCTAGAACTGAGGGTGGTAAATTAGTATTCCGTCAGGGTGCAGGTAGAACTGCTGCAGATCAAGAGGTTGTTCCTCAAGAAAAAGGAGGACAAGTTTCTGGTCAAACCACTACTACTGGAACACCTTCACAAGATACCGAAACAGGAAAAAGATCTCAAAGTATTACTTTAGTATTTGGTAGATTTAATCCTCCTACTGTTGGTCATAAGAAGTTACTTGATGCTTCTAGATCTGCTTCTGGTGAAGGTGATTTGAGAATCTATCCATCTAGAAGTGTAGATCCAAAGAAAAATCCACTAGAACCAGATGATAAAGTTGAAATCATGAAGATGATGTTCCCAGATCATGCTGAGGACATTATTAATGATTCTAATGTAAAGACTATTTTTGATGCTTTGAAGATTGCCGATGAAGATGGTTATAGTGATGTAAAGATTGTAGTTGGTTCTGATCGTGTTTCTGAGTTTGATAGTTTGTCTCAGAAGTACAATGGGGATCTTTACAACTTTGATAGTATCGAAACAATTTCAGCTGGTGAAAGAGATGCTGATGCTGAAGGTGTAGAAGGAATGTCTGCTTCTAAGATGAGAAAGGCAGCTGCAGAGAATGACTTTGAAACCTTTAGAAGTGGTGTTCCTGATAATGTCAGTGATGAAGAAGCAAAGAGTATTATGACTACAGTTCGTAATGCCATGCAAATTAAGAATGAAAGTTGGAGTTTGTGGCAGATTGCTCCTAAGTTTGATATGTGGAATCTTCGTGAGAATTATGTGAATAAAAAAATATTTAAGATGGGTGATATTGTAGAGAACTTAAACACTGGTTTAGTCGGTGAGATTATTCGTAGAGGTGCAAATCATCTTATTTGTGTTACCAGAGAAGGATTCATGTTTAAATCATGGATCAAGGATGTGAAAGAGTATACTGAAGTTAAGATGGACAAGAAATATAGAAAACCTGGAAAACCAAATACACTTGTTGGAACTAAGGGATACTTTAAGTATATTGCTGATATGACTCCTGGATTCGAGAAAGGGGATAAGACTAATCTTCAACCTGGTGGAAAACCTTATAGTGGTATTAGAGAATTCATAAATAAGTATAAGGCAAAAAAGTAAAGAACTTATACTCATGTCAATGAATATCCTTAACGATATTTCTGCAGTCTACCTTCAGCAGATTGCCGAGAAAAAAGACGACTCATATCTGGAAACAGATATGGAAAAACGTCACGAGAATAATGAAAAAGCTCGTGAAGATATGAAGAAGACTAAGGCATATAAGGATATGGCTGCTGCCGCTAGAAAGAAAATGGAAGAAGGACTTGATCCTGTAGGTCAAGAGGACTCTGATATTGATAATGATGGTGATACTGATAAGTCTGATAAGTATCTTCACAAGCGTCGTAAAGCAATTGGTAATGCAATTTCTAAGAAAAAGTCAGTGAAGGAAGCACTTGATCCTGTAGGTCAAGAAGATGATGACATCGATAATGACGGTGATACTGATAGTTCCGATAAGTATCTTCATAAAAGAAGAAAGGCAATCGGTAAGGCAATCTCTAAGAAATCAGTAAAAGAAGGTTTCTCTAATTGGAGACAAGATCTTGCTGAAGTTATGGATGATGTTGAGGCAAACAAACAAATCAAAGAAAAGAAGGTTAATAATAAGATCAAGATTAATCCTGAGATGAAGGAAGCAGTTGAAGAACTGGGTGGTGAATTGATTGAGATGGTTGAGATTGATGAAGGAATGACAATGAAGGACTTCAAGCAACAAAGAAGTCGTCAGAAGCAAAAAGAAAAGAGAGCATCAGATAAAATTGCTCCTAATCGCAGAAAGAATATTCATACTGATAGATATTCTCCTGAGAGAGCAGCAAGACATCGTGCTAATGTAGACCCTGACTTTGAGGGTAATGATGAAAGAAACTATCCTGGTGGTAAGTTAAATCCAAAGAAAGTTCGTAAGGCAAAAGCACTTGGAGAACTTGGTGAAGAAGTTCTTGATGAGATCGCACCATTAGCAGCTGGAGCATTAGCAGCTGGAGCATTAGCAGCTCCATACCTTTTGAAAAAATTTGCAAAACCAAAAGTAGATAAGGCTCTTGACACTGAAACTCAAAGAATTCAAAAGAATAAAGGATTGACTCAAATGAATTCTTATGAACCAGAAGGTGAAGTTATTGATGAAAAGGCAGTAAGTAAATCTCAACAACGTTTTATGGGTATGGTTTATGCAGCTAAGAAAGGAGAAACTCCAGCTTCTCCAGAAGTAGCTAAAGCCGCTAAGGCAATCTCTAAAGGAGAGGCTAAGAAGTTTGCAAAAACTAAACATGAAGGTTTGCCTGATAAGGTAAAGGAAGAATTGGAAGTTATTGATGAGAGAAGAAGAGAGGACAAAGGAACTCCAAGACCACAAAGAGATAGAGCTCTTGAGGTTGTTAAGGGAATGATTCGTCAACAGACTGGAACACCAGCTGGTCAACGTAAAAAAGTTCCTGGTAAAAAACCACCTACGGCAGGACAATACGGAGCTCCTGAATCACCAGCTCAGAAGTTAAAACTTCGTAAAGCTCAACAACAAAGATCTCAGGACTGGCAACAAGATACAAAAGGAACCTGATAATCAGTTATTTTCTCTAAATAACTCATGACTACTATCGGAGGTTATTATGTCTCTCGCAGTCATCTTAGCATGGGCTAAGGCTAACGAAGCTGCTATTGCTACCATTCTTCTCGTTATTTCCGAGTTTCTGGGTGCAAATAATAAGTTGAAGTCAAACGGACTTGTTTCTTTTGTTCTTCTTCAAGTGCAGCAACATCTTAAAAAGAAGGGAGCAGTAGATCCTACTCCCTGATAAAATAGATGAAAATTCTTAAAGGGACTCTTAAATACGAGGGTCTCTTTTTTTATAAATATTTTTAGCAAATAATTTTTTTACGGAAGAAAGACATGGCACTCTGGGGAAATAATGATGCAAAGGGGTCCGGTGGTACAGTATCACTTGATTACAGCACCCTTGTCGTAACTGGTTCTGGAACTACATTTGGTCAGGTAGGAGCAGCAGCGACTGGAGATGTAATTCAATTTGGTCCAAAAGGTGAAATCGGAAATGCTGTGGTTGTTGGTATTGCAAGCACAACTCAACTTTCGATTGCTTCAACTGCTGGTCTGAGTGGAGTTTCAATTGCTAGCACTGATTTCCAAATTAGTGAACTTCCTAAGTATACTGTTTTAGATTCTCGTTGGTCTGAAATTAATACTGGTTACGAACCACACATCTATGGTGTTGCTGATGGTGGAATTAACGCAGCTCAGTCAACTTCATACGCTCTTACTCATGCTGGTTGGGTTGGAGTTACAACCTACAATGATTCAACTGGAACATTAAGAGTTAAAACTGAAACTCTTGTTGCAATGTCTGGCATTACAACTGGAAATCTTCCAATTTATGACCAGGATCCAACTATTGCATGATAACCTATGATTTTCAATGAACTGAATGAGGATAACTTCCTCCTTTTTGCTATTAAGAATTATGAGAATCCTCAGGCAGTTACCAAAGAAGATTTTGATAAAGACTTAAATCATTTCA